AGCTGTCTCTGTTGTTGAGGAGACCGTAGAGGCTCCAGCTGTTGAGGAGAGCTCCACCGAGGAGTAACCAATGGTAAGTCAGGAACTAGATCTATCTGGTGTCTCTGAGGATGCGGTAAATCTCAGAGACATGATGGCAGGCGTACTGGAGAGGGTACAGTCTGTTTTTCAGTCATACAATGTGGAGCTGCCACGTCGTCGCTATTGGACGATGGCAACTCCTGCTGTTGACTGCGAACAGCTAGTTGTCTATTTCCAACAGATGTACTTAGGTGCTCCAGGAGCAGAGGTTGGCGAACCGCAGCGTTGCCATGTTCCTAGGAGTGCTACTATTACAATTTCAATTGCCCGAGAGACGCCCATTGTTCAACAGAATGGTAGGCCGCCTTCTCCAGAAAGAATCGAGCAAGCTTCCGAGGTCATGGCCATTGACTCCTGGGTTTTGATGGAATCAATCAACCAGCTAGACCAGTGGGACGAAACAGGATATGGAGTTGGGGTTATTGCTACCCTAGCCGTTAATCCTCCAGAAGGCGGATTTCAAACTACTGACATGACCATCACTATGGCGGTTCCATAAAATGTATGGTCTCCCAGATAGCGTAGCTGGGTATTATGCAAAGCGGTATGCAAAAAGTATAAAATACCTTCGCTCTAATAGATTCGGACGAGGCGGGTCTTTAGGTGTCAGCTTTGTAGTAACTAAAGTATTTCTCTATAAGCCAACTATTAGAAGAATTTTAAATACGCCTTCTGGAAAGTTGTGGTGGGCCCTAGAAAGGCGAGGCAACGCAATTGTCAGGGATGCAAAACGTCAAGTAGGCGTACAAACAGGGGCTCTTAGGTCCTCCATCCACATGAGGCATACAGGAAATGCTACTGGCCAGTATCTGTGGATTGGATCTAAAAAGAATTACGCGTACGTGCACCACGAAGGTAGTAGGCCTCACACTATTACAGCAAATAACTCGCCTGTCCTCGTATTTCGTTCAGGGGCTAGAGTAATTAAAACTCCTTCAGTAAACCACCCTGGCACTAGGGCAAATAAGTATCTCTCCACCCCCATGAGAACACATGTCCTTAGGCCTATAAACATTAGATAGTCCGAAACAACCATGTCTTTACTCGGGTACAATAGTAGTGCTGGAAAAAACCAGTAAAGACACTATTGATAGAGGACATATACATTATGAGTAACAGATTCAAAGATTTCGGTTCTGGATCAGAAACAGAGCAAAAGGAACCAGTCGTTTTTAAGCTATACGACGAAGAGTTCACTTGTATTCCAGCTCTTCAGGGAAAGGTTCTGATGGACCTTGTATCTAGATCACAGTCAGAAGACCCAGCGGAGTCTATTGGCGTAATTAACACCTTTTTCTCTCACGCTCTTACCGACGAGAGTTATGAGAGATTCGATGCACTTCTAGGAGACAAAGAGCGCATCGTAAATATGGAAACACTGGGAGAGATCATTGCGTGGCTGGTTGAGGAGTACTCGGGACGCCCAAATCAGCAGCCAGAGGACTAATTACCTGGGCAATAGACCTCTGGCCCTACGTAAACGGTAAGGCCCTCGTACATGGATTGAGATTAACAGATATGGAAGCATCAGAAATGGTTGATGTTATTCACTATCTGTTTGAAGAAGATACCAGCAGGTACTCTTCGGGAGAGCAAGCAGAAGCAGTAAGTGCTATGCGTACTCAACTCTATCTATCCTACAACAAGACTTACAGGTACGCTACAAAATCCAGCTCTAATCCTGGCAAAACTTATATGCCAAAAGGAGCGGCAGCAGATTATGGATTTGACGATCCTATAGTTCCTGACACTGCCACCAAAGCCTACATTCCACCCACCGAATTTAACCCAGAATCGTACTTACCGTTCGGTTCTGACTTAGATGCACCGCTAGGTTAGGGGGTGATTGACTTATGGCAATAGTCGGCGAAGCTAATATTCTTGTCAAAGCTATTACAACTGGCTTTGATGCAGACCTAAAACGACAGCTTCAGGGTATGTCTGGCTCCATCGGAGCAGCTGGCCGACGTTCTGGAGAAAGCCTAGGTCAAGCATTCTCTAGAGGATTCAGGCAGAGTGGTGCCAGTAACGTATTTACTCAGCTTTCTAACGGAATTAGGGCAATGGTTCCCGATGCGGAGGCTGCAAGACTTCAGTTCCGATCTCTAGTTCGAGTTGGCTATACGGTTAGCACCGCTCTAGGTACCATAATCGGAGGTCTTGGCGCTCTAGTCGGCGGACTAATTACTTTGGTGGGGGCTATAGGTAGAGCCTTACCCGCCGTAGCGGGACTAGCTTCCGCCTTTATACAAATGAGAGTGGCGATTGGTTTCGCACAATTCGCTTTAAAGGGTATAGGGCAAGCTGTATCCGCCGCCACCAAACAAAACCAAGGTTTAGGTAAATCTATTGCCGAAATTAATGAAGAATTTCAGCAGTTACAGTTCCAAGCCGAAGAGGCTGCCCTATCCGAAGGCCGTGCGGCCCTCAATCTAGAGAAAGCCCTAGAAAACCTTCGTCGTACCGCTGACCTCCCGCCAAACTCTGCAGCTCGTAGGGAAGCAAAGCTAGCATATGAAGAAGCGGAGCTTGCATACCGTAAGGCTAAGGACAGGACTCAAGATCTCAATGCTGAAGTTGCCAAGGGGCCTCAGGCTTTAAATCAAGCTGGAGGAGCTGATCCTTATGCTGGTCTAACTGAATCACAGAAGGCCTTTGCTCAGTTCTTGGTAGGACTTCGTCCCAAACTAGACACTCTTCGTGAGGCTGTTGCGTCTGGATTCTTGCCCGCACTTCAAACGCAGATTCAAGAACTTGTAGACTTCTACTTCCCCGACCTCGAGGGACAGCTAGAAAAACTAGGTATTGCTCTAGGGCAGGGATCTGGAAATATATTCGACAACTTCCTAGAAGAAAGCACGAAAGCTGAAGTAGATCTCTTCTTCGAGAACCTAAACAAAAACATCCCCCTAATCGGAGAAATTTTCGGGGAGCTTGGTGAAGTTCTTCTAAAGGTGTTCAACGATGCTGATGGCATTGGTACTCAGTTTCTGACATTTGTTAGAGACACGCTCGTAGAGTGGAACGAGCAGCTAGACAGAAACGGTCTAGGAGGCTTTTTTCAAGATGCATACGACACTGGTTCTAGGCTTTTCGGTATTGTTGGAAACATCTTCAATGGGCTGGGAGACTTCTTCGAGATTCTGGACCGAAGCGGAGCTCTAGACACAATATTAAAATTCTTCGAAACCACTACAGGTGGGTTTGCAGATCTTATAGATGATTCAGGTACCGTATCCATAGAGGGAATGAAGCTAGGCGACACTTTTGCTGGGATGGCTAATAACTTTGCTCCAGTCATGGGTTTCTTGGGCGACATATTTAAGCTGTTCTTTGAGCTTGGGGCCAACCCTGCTGTTTCAGAAGCCTTCGAGAGATTACGCGATCCTGAGAATGCTGCTAACTGGGAGAGCATATTTACCGCCATGGTAGAGGCTGGACCTGCCCTATCAGATCTTCTGGTAACAATTGGTGAAATTCTGGCTGGATTTGCAGATTCCGAAGCTCCGACAGCATTCTTTGACACTATTAATATGCTAATTAGGCCACTTGCTGACTTCTTCAAAGACCCAGCGAATAAAGAATTTGTTGACACCATTGGTAAAATTTTTGCTCAAGTCACGGCGTTTACCTTTGTTCTTGGCGGAGTTCAGTTTTTTCTAAAGGTCATGCTGGGCAACGTGGCTGTACTTGCAGGTGGTATTGGTAAGTTCTTCGGCTTCTTCTTTAAGGGTAAGAAAGATGTAAGCGGATTTACCAAGCTTCTGAATGGCATTAAAAGTATCTTTACGACCATAATCCTCAAAGTCTGGTACTTCATGGAAGGCGTAGTAAAGGTCTTCGGAAAAGTATTTGGCTTTATAGGAAAACTATTCACTGGATTAATGGGGTGGCTGGGTAGGATTGGTCTTGCGCTTAGGGCTGCTTTTGCTGCTAATCCTATTGGACTAATTATTACTGCCATTGGACTTGCTATTGCAGCTCTTACTTGGTTCTTCACTAAGACTGAAGTCGGTAAAGAAATCTGGGGAAACTTCATGAGCTGGCTGAAAGATTTGTGGGACGGCTTGGTTGATAAATTCAACATGGTTGCTGACTTCTTTAAAGATTTGTTTGATGATCCTATTGGAACTATAAAAAATCTCTGGGTAGCATTCATGAACTTCCTTATTGGTAAAGCCGAAGGATTTATAAACTTTTTCATTGACGGACTTAACGGGCTAATCGGGAAAGCAAACGAAGGCCTAGGATTCTTAGGAGAGCTGGTAGGAAAAGAGCTGTCTATAGGTTATATAGGAAAAGTATCTTTGCCTAGAATCCCTGCACTGGCTACGGGAGGTGTTGTATCTCCTTCTGCTGGAGGAACCCTTGCTAGAATTGCTGAAGCTGGTCGCCCAGAACGAGTAGAGCCGCTTGACGCAAATGGCCTATCTAAGCGTGACTACGCAATGATTGGTGCTATAAGGGGAGCTGGCGGCGTTAACATCGTAGTTAATCCGTCTCCAGGAATGGACGAGCGAGAGCTTGCCGCGGCTGTGTCCAGAAGAATTGCTTACGAGATTAAGAAGGGTGCTATCTAATGTCAGACTTCTATGATTCCGTAGAGCCAACAAAAAACCAGGGTGAAGAAAATAAACTCGTAAATACGGCTCTAACTAACTATCCCGAGCCATTCCTCTCTGGAATGAAGCTAGAGGGTGGCATCCAGCTCTGGAACCCTGCAACTGAGACTGGTCTTACCTTAAACACCATTGACTCCAATAATGTTGTTTGGGTAGTCAGTGACATCGAAGGATGGTGGACTCTACCAGAGCCAGAACTTCCCGACCTGCCACGCGGCTGGGGAGACGGATCTTATGACGCAATTGGGCGTTGGGCAAACAGGCTTATCACTCTAAACGGATCCTTCCTGACCCAGGAGCCAGAGGATGCTGCTACTGCTCGAAACACTTTGATGAACTATCTGTCCCCTATGGTTAAAACCACTACTGCTGGATATTTGATTGTTACCGAAGACGGGACCACTAAAAAAGCAGCCAAGGTGCGCTTAAGCGGTGCTCCTCAAATCACTAGCGTAAATGCTCGGGGTCGCCACGACTTTTCTATTGGCCTAAAAGCTGTTGACCCTATTAAATACGAGTTCGTTGACGGTGACCCAGACGGGTATCAAGCAACCGTAATAACTTCTAGTGGCAGCACAATCACGGAAACTATCACTAACAGCGGCAACACCGCTGTTCCCGTAATATTCGAAATATCCGCTAATTTCCCGAACCCCAGTGCTCCTAGCTATGCGTCTATATACAATTCGGATCGAGACGAAAGAATCACAATCCTCGAGGGAACTGATGCTGACGTTAAGCTCGAAATAGACACCTACAATCGTGAAGTTCTCGAGGTTGATTATTCAGTCTCGACTCCTGCCGTTACAAACGGAAGATCAAAAGTTTCAGTTTTAGTTGACTGGATATATTTAGATCCTGGAACAAATGACATCGTACTAACTGGCTTCCCTAACGGTACTTCTTGTACCGTATATCACCGATCTGGTTGGATTGGCTAGCTGGTAGACTAATACAAAGACACTCAAGGACAAAAGATGGCAGTAAGAACTGAAGGCATTGAAGGGGCGGTTGATTACCGCTACTACGTCTGCGATCTCATGACAAACGAGTTGTTGGCAGAAATTCCATTTAAGGGAGTTTCTTACTCTAGGTCTCTAACTGAGGCGGGAAACTTTACAGGCGATATTGCTGTCACCGAAGACACCTATAACCTGAGCCTCTATGAAAATACGCTCCCTGCTAAAACTGCTCTCTATGTTGTTCGTGATGGCATTTGCGTCTGGGGCGGAATTATTTGGTCTCGCGAGTACAGTCTTATTGACAAAGTTTTATCCGTATCTGCTTCGGAATTTACTAGCTACCTGTCCCGTAGAGTTATCTGGAAGACTTGGAACAGCTCCTACGAAGCAACAGCTGAAGTGAGTGACGGAATTATGACCGTCAACCTTAGCCTCGGACAGTATAACTTTACAGTAGGAGAAGCTGTATACATCTATTGGGGCGAAGGCTACACTCTTTACAACGGTTACTTTGAAGTACTTAGCTCTACCCTAGACAGCGAAGACAAATCAGTGATCACTGTACCTGCTACTTATGTTGATGTTGCTACTGGAAATAGTAAAACCCTCCCAAATATGACATTTGGAGAAGACAACCCAATCACAGTAGAAACAAGACAGGACAGCTACGAGTTTGCTAAAGACCTGCTAAGAGAGCTAAATACTGACCTCTTTGACTTTGACTTTGCCAATGACGAGATACGCCCAGGAATTGATCTATTCAATCAAATCAACACTGTTTCTAGATCTTCAGACATTGCCACAATAACTACTCTAAAAAAGCACGAACTTACTCCAGGACAAAAAGTAACTATCACC